GGTCAGGGGTCATTCTCTGACGGTATGCCTTTAGGTATCAGTGGAACATTCAACTTCATGTTTGTCTTCCAAGCGGAGCACAACATCCTTATGCACCCCTTTCATATGCTCGGAGTTGCGGGTGTGTTTGGCGGTTCTTTGTTTAGTGCTATGCACGGAAGCCTTGTTACTTCCTCAATCCTTCGGGAGACCACGGAAGAGGTTTCACAAAACTATGGTTACAAGTTTGGTCAAGACGAGGAAACATATAACATTGTAGCTGCACATGGCTACTTTGGTAGACTCATTTTCCAATATGCTTCTTTTAATAATTCTCGTAGCTTACATTTCTTTTTGGCTACTTGGCCCGTGGTTGGCATATGGCTCACCTCAATGGGCATCTGCACCATGGCTTTCAACCTTAATGGCTTTAACTTTAACCAGTCCGTCGTTGACGCTAACGGCAAAATCGTTCCAACATGGGCTGATGTATTAAACAGAGCTAACCTTGGCTTTGAAGTTATGCACGAGCGTAATGCTCACAACTTCCCACTCGACTTAGCATCAGCTGAGTCTACAAACGTAGCACTTACTGCACCACAAATAGCATAACCCCGACGTCCGTTCATCGCTTTATGCGACGCATGTCATCTAGTCATGGAACGGGGGCTAGGTATCGGAGGAAGCTATGACAGTAACTTACGTTTACCGTGGTGTTACATATACTAAAATCGTTAAGTAAATGGCACATCAAAGCTCGGTCATGAGAGCAGCAGTCACGAGGTTAGAGCCTCAGACATACCCTGCTCCAGAACCAGAAAACAAAACTGAAGAGAAGAAAGAAGATGCTCAACTAGAGACACCTTCTTACTGATCTAAGCAGAGGAGCACCTCAGAGTCGGACTCCTCTGCCGTTGGCATAAGCCTCTACGGAGATACCTGATGCCGTCTAGACGGTGGGAAAGACCACAAAAATCTCGAGAAAAAAAATTAGTACTAAGCAATATTAATCCTTTTTTTTTAATCCATATCAATGGCTCAACAGAACAGTACTCTGACTACGGCTCTTACACGCCCCGGTCAGAATAACAGCACAGGCGATTCCCGTGCCCTTTATTTAAAGCTGTTCAGTGGAGAGATGTTCAAAGGCTTCCAGCACAATGCAATCGCTAGAGACCTTGTAATGAAGAGAACACTTACAAACGGTAAGAGTCTTCAGTTCGTCTACACTGGACACACAAAAGCCGAGTATCATACACCCGGTAACAGCATACTAGGTAACACCGATGGTGCACCTCCAGTATCTGAGAAGACCATCACTATTGATGACCTTCTAATCTCTAGTGCTTTCGTTTATGAACTAGATGAAACACTAGCACACTATGAATTGAGAGGAGAGATCTCTAAGAAGATCGGTTATGCTCTTGCACAGAAGTACGATAGACTAATCTTTAGAGCTATCGCTAAAGGTGCTAGACAAGCTTCTCCAATCACTAAGTCAGGCTTTGTCGAGCCCGGCGGAACACAGATCAGAGTTGGTACAAACAACCAAGCATCTGACGCATACGTTCCAGCTTCTCTAATTGCAGCTTTCTATGATGCAGCTGCTGCTCTAGACGAGAAAGGAGTAAGCTCTGAAGGACGTGTTGCTGTGTTGAACCCAAGACAGTACTACGAACTTATACAAGGTGTAGGTTCTAACGGACTCATCAACAGAGATGAGCAAGGTGGTGCGTTACAGTCTGGACAAGGTATCATTGAAATTGCAGGCATCAAGATCTTCAAGTCAATGAACATTCCATTCTTCGGATCATACGGTACTAAGTACGGTTCTGCATCTGCAACAAACCCCGGTGTAACTAGCCCCGGAAACACAGGATCATTCGTTGGTGAAGCAGCAGAAGACGGTAGAGCTTCTGTAACTGGTATCAACAACAACTATGGTAATGCTACAGACTTCGCTAACAGCTGCGGACTTATCTTCCAAAAGGAAGGAGCCGGTGTTGTAGAAGCTATCGGACCACAGGTTCAGATCACTTCTGGCGACGTTTCAGTTGTGTACCAAGGTGATGTAATCCTAGGTAGACTCGCAATGGGAGCAGACTTCTTAAACCCTGCTGCTTGCGTTGAGTTAATCGCTGGTGCTGCTACTGGATCATCAGGTAATGCTGCGTTCGGTACATCATATCCAGCTAACGCTTAATTTTTATTTTATATACGGGAGCTTCGGCTCCCCTTTTTTATTATGCCTTTTCCAACCACAAATGCTACACAAGAGCTACCAGCTATAAACCAGATACTCACATCATGTGGTCAGGCTCCTGTAACTACACTAGACCAAACCAACCCGGAAGTTGCGATTGCTTATGATACACTGTTACAGGTGTCTAAAGAGGTACAATCAGAGGGCTGGACCTTTAACAGAGAGTATCACTATGAGTTTACAAAAGATAATAACGACGAAATACTTATACCTAATAATGTATTACAGATAAAACTCACAGAAAACGCACAGAACACACCCTACCACGCTGTACGTAGAAGTGGCAAACTGTATGACAGACAGAACCATACATACAAATGGACATATAGTCCTATCGAATGTGATGTTATATGGGAGTTTGATTATATAGATTTACCACAACCAATAAGTAACTTTATTGTAGCCAGAGCAGCTAAGATTGTATCTGGTAGAATAGTAGGCGATGATGACCAGTATGCTAGACTTGAGAAAGAGGAAGCATTACAAAGATCTACTGCTCTTGAGTATGAAACATCACAGGGACAGTACACTATGTTTGGACATCCACAAGATTCACAAAACTACTATCAAAGCTATCAACCATTTCACGCTTTACAAAGATAATGCCAGCAGTAACACAAAGAGTTGACAACTACCTTGGTGGTGTATCTAGACAATCAGATGATAAGAAACTTCCCGGTCAGGTAGAAGAGTGTCTTAACGGATACCCTGATCCAACCTTTGGACTTACTAAGAGACCCGGATTTCAATGGATTGCTAATCTAGGTACAGGCACTACATACGACTCATCCAAATGGTTCTACATATCTAGAACACAAGGAGAGAGATACATAGGGTGCATCACACCAGCGTCAGGAGGCTCTACAGGAGCCATTGCAATCTGGAACGCTGTAACTGGTGCATCTGCCAACATTACATACGGTACAGGGGCACAGGCGTACCTTACAGGAGTACGTACAGATTATGACGTACTGACTGTACAAGACGTTAGTATCATAACTAACAAAACAAAAACAGCAGCTGTAACAGCAGCACCTTCATTCACTGCCAACTCACAGGGCACTATCAAATTGATAGGTGACGCAAACTTAATACCTTATAGTATTACAGTAGCTGGACAGACTACTACATTTACATCAGGTAATACTGATGACTACTCTGCTGTCTTGACAACTATGAAGACCAATATAGATAACTTTAATATATCTGGTCTAACAGTAACTAAACTATCAGACAGTCTACATCTATCACGTACCTCAGCTTTTACCTTGACAGGTACAGGTGGTACAAATGCTAACAAGCTTGGTGTGTTTCAAGATCAAGTTGCTACATTAGCAGAGCTACCTAATGAGTCTAAGAACGGACACGTAGTTAAGATACTTAATAGTGGTGCTACAACATCTTCATTCTATATGAAGTATACAGCAGACAACGGCACATCTGGACCGGGGTTCTGGTCAGAAGGTATTGCTCCGAATGTGTCTACAGGTTTAGATAATACTACTATGCCACACGAGCTGATAAATACAGCTACAAATGCTTTTACTTTTCAGCGTGTGACATGGACTGCTAG